CACTGCAGCGCCTTCGATATCAGCATTTAGAGCTTGTGGCCAGACTGATTGCTCTTCTTTCAAGTTGTTATAAACATCAAACATATTCATTGTTTATCTCCTCTCTTAACTTGTGGCCATATGAAGTTTGCGCAAAGCTGCTGGCTGGACAGTTTTTCCGCCTACTCTTCGAGTAGCATAGATTATAATATAGGGCTTGCTGGAATAGGGATCACGAAGGATGGATATCGATTTCTTGTCCACGATAGTATAAGCTTCTTTGAAGTCTCCGAAAAGAATAGGATAAGTTCCAGTATCGACCGCTGGCATATCAGCGCATTGATAATAAGGATATCCCAAAATTGTGGATGGTGCTGAAGCTGAAAAAGGCGGTTGCCAGACAAATGTCCCAGTAACAGCATCTTTCATAGCTCTCAATAGCCCTACGGTTGCTCTTTTCATGACGAATGAAGCATTAGGCTCATAAGCTTCATGTAGATCATAAGTCATGGCAATAAGAGCTGAAGCAGAAAGTACAGTTGCATGGCCATTAATATAACGAGATACATCGGCATTGGTCAAGATTCCTTCGGCTTGATCATTCCCATTACCATCAATGAACCATTTCGATTCAGTTACACCGAAACGCTTTGAAAGTCTTTCAGTTATGAACTTTTCAATATCATAACCAGAATCGTCGACCATTGTCTGTGTCATCATAGGCTGGGCATACATTTCATGGGTAAAAATAGTTATTTTACCAAGCCAATTAGCATCGGACACAGTTTTAGTCTCTGAACGAGATCCAGTTTCTGAAGTTTCAGCTATGGAAAGATTTGCTTTTTCGATCAATACCTCATGGGAGTTTCCTTTGCTGATGGCTTCTACATTGGCAAGCTGACGAATAGGAGTAAAAGGCTGGGCGAGTTCGATGATTCTTTTATAAGTGGGTTTGGGCACTAAAAAGCCCGCATTCGGATCATCTTGGGTTGTGAAAGCTTTTCTTTCTTCTTCGGTAAAGACTTGATCCCCTCTTCTAACAAAGTCCATATACTTTGCTTGAAGAGCTTTCTGCGTTTTTTCTTCATCATTGACAGCTTGTCCAGCTCCTGGCCTCTGAAGTTTTACTTCAAGCTCATCGATTCGATTGTTGATCTTTTCCAAAGTTCCTTTGGTTTCCCCTGAAAAAGATTCATAATTCGATTCCACTTGTTTATAAGCTTTTTCTTCAGCGTTCACTTGATCTCGCATGGCTTGAGCAGCCTTTTGCATTTCTTCTAATGCTTTTTTGATTTCTTCGTCCATTGTTAAATCCTCCTTGTTGCTTTTTTAATCTGATAAACTTGAAGCATTCTTTTTGCTTCTTCCGCGAGTTTTAAGAGTTCCTGGGCAGGTATCGAGCAAGAGTCTTTCCCTGCTATTTTCACCCCTAAAAGTGCATTTAGGTTTTCAACTTTCTCCATGATCAATTCTTTTTGCTCAGCTGTGAAGCTCTGAAAGTCTTCTGCTAATTCATAGAGCTTCTCAATCTCATTTTCCAAAGACTTCGCGCTGGTTACGGTTGCTAATTCATTCATTGGTATAGACACGAGGGACACTTCATGAAGCCTCACTTCTTCCAGGTATCTGATATTCGGCTTTTCTTGATCCCATTTGTGCTTCATGGTATAGTACCCAATAGACTGCCCCATGGGCTTTCCAGCCTTCTTTCGATTCTGCATAACTATGTACTTATTTCGAGCTTCAGGAAGATCCATCTTTGGATCATCTGATATATAAAGCTTTGCTTTAATTTCAAGTCCGTAGTCATCTTCTTTCATCGATTGAGTTATCCCGATTTCTTTATCTGGATCATGGGAAGATAATATTGGAATTATGCCACCTGAATTCTTTATGGTTCTTTTAAAAGCTCCAGGAAGCATAACATCATCTCCCAAGTCAACATTGTTGAATACTGAAGCATAGCCGACAAAAGTTCCTTGCTCATCGAGTTCATTGATCTTCATTTTACAGTATAATTTCTGTAGTTTTTTGTCCATCTTCCACCTCTTAAATCACTTTATATGTTTCTGTGCATCTGCAATTTACAAGATTTCCTGCTCCTGCTCCCATAGTGCTATCTCCTGGATACATCATTTCATCTCCATCAATGATATAAGGTTCGTCCATAGGAGTAGTTTCGCCATTATAAAGAGCATGTCCTGTCCTGGTCTTATCGTCTATCCAAGCCAGCCATGATTTCTCCATTTCAAGCCCGGTATAAAGAGCTGCTTCTCTTCCTGAATAGCCTTGAGCTTCACAAGTTTCTGTTCGAGCAATAGCTCTTTCTCTGTTTTTATAAGTTCTTGGGATATCATTTCTGATATAATCAGCAAGATCATCGATACTTGTTCCATCATCAATAGCTCTTTGGATATCATTCGCGATTGACTTGAAGCTGGTTAAGTTCAGCTTTTTAAGCTTCGGCGCTGTTACTTTTTTAATATGCTTTGGTAGTTTCTTAAGAAAAACATCTTCAAAGTCCTTGCCTATTCCTTTGGATATAGCTTCTATTTCTCGGATTACACGCTTTCCGTTGCTGATTCCTATATCTTCATAGGTCTTCTCTATAGCATATCGCCAAGCATCGTTATTCGATAAGATAGCGTTTTTTGCATAGCTTTCAGCTTCAGAGAAAGATCTTGCTTTGGATAAAGCATCGAGTATAGCATCAATCTCACTATTTACGGCTTTTCTTATTCGTTTCATAGCATAGCCTTGGAAGACTCGATCTCTGAGGGCATTTAGTGATTTATAATAAGCTCTTCTTTGTCTATCGGTTTGTGCCAAGCAGTTTAAATACATTAATCACTTCCTTGATCATCTTCACTGCTTCTGCTTTCGATTTCTTGCTCCATCAGGATATCATCATATGTTTGGATTACTGCATCATCATCTGTCCCGATTGGCACTCTTCCCATCGTGTCATATATCACATTTCCATACTTGATTGCTTTATATCCTAAGATCAATCTTGCTTCATTCAGCGATAGAATTCCATTGATTTTGGCTTGTGTAGCTCTTGTCCATAACTGGTCAATATTTACCCGTAAAGCATCGATGTTGTCTCGNNNNGTTTGGATATAGAGTTCAGTTTTAGCTTCCGATACATTATTATATGTCCTGAATTCAGGATATCCCACTATTTCTGGGGGCATTCCAAATATCGAGCATATTTCAACTGTTGAGAACTTTCTTGAATTCATCCATTCCATATCTTTAGGAGTTACTGACACTTGCTGCCAATCAAGCCCACCCTCTAAAATTAAAGGTCTTCCCTTTCTGCTTCCGATGGTCTTTTCTTGAAGCTTTTGCTCTAAAGATTCAAAGGTAATAGTATCGAGTATATCTTTAGATCTTAAGACTCCCGAAGGTACACCTGAATTCTTCATCACGGAGTTTGTCCAGCGTTTACCCTCCATATTTTCATCGATGGAGATCCCAGCCACTTCCGTTTGAGCTAATCCGCTAATATTATCTCTCGGATGGAAAGTCTTTATATGCAGTATTTCTTCTTTTGTATAGGTCTTTACTCCTGCTGTGGTGTTGTATTCATATTCCCCTTGTTCAGTTATCCTTATACAATCTGGACGCAAGATCCATAACTCTTTTAAAGTTCGATTGACTATGATCTTCAATATATAAACGTTCCCACCGATAAGAAACTGTGCAGTGATAGTATTTATAAAGCTTTGCCAGGTATTGGTAGGATTCGGTCTGGATATCAGTTTTAATATAGGATGGTCTTCGACTTCCTTCGGCTCTTTGGGATTCTTTACATCATAAAGTAAGATGTCAATCGGTCTAATACATTTGCAAATTCGATCAATGCAAGCAAATACTACTGAACAGGTTTCATATCCTTGCTTCGATAGTTCCGTATAGGTCTTTCCCGACCAATCCCCTGAAGAAGTTTGTCCTCGCAAAAATGTCGATATCATTCCCTCGATTGGAATAGCCTTTGTTTGCATAAAAAAGCTCTTTATAGCCCCTAATATACTCATATATCACATATACCATTTTTTGGTAATATTACAAGGCTATCTGATTCCAGCTCTTCCGTGGGTCATTGTATAGATTGAGGAGTAAGATATCACATCAACTCGATCATCATGTTTCGCCGTAGGAAAATCGCATAACTCTTGCTCTAATGGATCTACCCAATTCGGCTTCGATCCATCATAATTCAAACAATGAAAGATAGCTCCTACGGAGTAGCGTGATTGTGCTGTAATACTTCGAGTTATCTTGTCGGTATCGGCTTCGACTGCTCTGAGTGGAAGATATTTCTTGATTTGTTGCATAATTGTAATTCCGAAGGTAGCGTTTTCAACAAGGATTACTGATGGCTTGAATCTTTCATAATACTCTTTCATTACTCTTTCATATCGATCTCCGCCGACATGATCATTGAAGACATCGAGTATAATCTGATCTTTCTCTGGTGTGATAGCTATAGTAGCTAAACAAAACGGATCAGCTTGTGTCTCTAAGGAAGCAGCTGGGTCTATTACTTGAATGATGAAGCACTTCTTCTTTTCAAAGGTTCTTCCATCTGGAAGCAAATAATGAAATTCATCTTGCTTGCAATATCTGAACCATACCTTGTGAAAATAGTCTCCTGTAGGAGAAGACGGTCTTCCCTGATATTGTGCATTCCACCAATATATCCCAGAGTTTTGCTCGATATCGAGGAGTGCTTCATCAGGATATCTTTCTGGCCACAATGGATCATTCAACTTTCTTCCGAGTGGATCTTTTTCTTCATCAACACATCGAGCAGGAAGATTCAAGACTGTCCATTTGTTCTGGATATCATTCTCTAAAAGCTTTCCAACAAGATCATCTTCATGCCATCGAGTCATCAATATAACATATACAGATCCTGGTTGCTGACGAGTATATGCTACTGACTTCCACCAATCCCAAATAGATTCTCGGTAAGTCTTCGAGTTCGCTTCTTTATGACTTTTTATCGGATCATCACAAATGAAAAGATCTGCTGATTTCGATGTGATAGGTCCACCGACTCCAGCGGTAGTCATGTAGCCTGGATAGTCTTTTACTCGCCAGAAGTTTTTTGCTCTATGATCTGTTTGTAATGATATCCCGAAAAGTTCTTGTCCATAACTTTGAACAGTTTCTCGGGCAAGCCCACCCCAATAAGCAGCAATATCGGCTTCATACATCGATAATATAATTCGATGATAAGGATATCTCCCTAAGTACCATGATGGGAAGTATTGGGATATTAATGTCGATTTGCCATTTTGTGGGGGCATAGTTACTATTAATCGAGTTATCTTTCTTTGGCTCAACATAATAAGATAATCTGACAACAATAATAAATGCTTTGATGGTCTCCATGCCATTCCTGAGCAATAATAAGCATGCCCAGCAGGAGTCAATCTGGCCAAAGTTTGCGCCATAGTTTCTTGAGTATTTATGTTCATCGATTATTCTTGCTCATCGAGTTCTTTTTATTTTTAAAGAAGTCTTCATCATAAGCGAGTAAAATGAGGGTATGCCACCGAGCCGACACTATTTTTTTTCTTCATCTTTATGTGTAGCTAAAAGAGAAAGAATCTCATTTGCTTTTTCAATAGTATCTGGATCTTCGAGGAGATCTTCAATCTTCTTTCCCATCTTGGAATTATCTATAATTTCCCCCGAGTACTGTATCGAGTCTTTTCTTCCCCATCTGTCCGGAGCTTTTCTTTCTAAATACCAAGCTGCTGCTTGCCATGTGTGTTTAGCTGCTTTCTGAATCTCATTTATGGCATAGATCTCTGCTATATCCTGAGCCTTTTTCATTGTATGCATAAAATGAGTATAGATTGTCTCTCTTCCTTGATCTTCATCTTTTTCAGCTGTCGCCATCCAGGAGTAATAACTTCTTTGGGATATCCCGAGAAAGTTACAAGCTTGCTTTGTATAGACTCCAGCGGAGATCACTTTATAAAGTTCTTTTATAAGCTCAAACGACAAAATGGTTGGTCTTCCCTTTATAACAACTTCTTCAGCTTGATCTTCTTC